AAAACTCTTAACACCGATTATCTTGTAAGCAATGCTGGTGAGTCTGATGGTGGCACAGTTACCTTTAAGTTTGATACAGGCAACTCAGGCGATAGTAACTACGATACGACAGACAGAAGACCGCAAAGCGGTGAAACGGTGTTGTTAAAACGTGTAATGACACTTACGCAAAACACAGACTATACACCAAATGATAGTTTTCCAGCAGCAGCGCATGAAGAAGCATTGGATAAACTGACTTTTATTCAACAGCAACAGCAAGAAGAAATCGACAGAACATTTAAGTTTGCAGAAACCGATACAGGTACAATAACCATTCCAACATCTACTGAAAGAGCCAGTAAATATCTTGGATTTGATAGCAGTGGTGATGTGATAGCAGTTGCTGGAACAGCCGATGTTACACCAATATCTACCTTTGCTGCTACGATTGTGGATGATACCAGCGCATCTGCGGTAAGAACAACGATTGGTTTAGGAAATCTTTCGACTCTTAACACAGTAGGTTCTACACAAATTGATGATAACTCGGTAACAGCAAGTGAATTTAATATATCTGGCAATGGTACATCTGGTCAGTCTATTGTTTCAGATGGTGATGGTTCTTTTAGTTATTCAACTATTTTTGGTTTGATATCTGGTGTTGTTCTTCCTTATGCTGGTACATCTGCTCCCACAGGGTTTTTATTGTGTGGTGGTCAAGCTGTCAGTCGTACAACCTATTCTGATTTGTTTGCGATAATTGGAACAACCTATGGTGTTGGTGATGGCTCATCTACATTTAATTTACCAGACTTACAGGGTCGTGTTGTTGCTGGTAAAGATGATATGTCTGGGGCAAGTGCAAACAGGCTTACAGATGCCGTAACTGGTGGTTTAAATGGTGATACATTAGGTGATACTGGCGGTACAGAATCGCATACATTAACAAGCGCACAATCAGGTTTAGTTGGTCACACTCATGCCGTTAGTGCAAGTTTAGAAGCCACTACAGGTGGTGGTTCGGCTCAAACAGGTGTCGATACCTCAGAAGCGGCTTTTACAGGAAATAATGCCGCAGACAATACATCTATGATTAATGTAAGCATTTCTGCTGTAGCATCAGCAGACGCATCCGAAGCACACAATAACGTACAACCAACAATTATTCTTAACTATATTATAAAGACATAGAACCATGACAGTTACAACAACGACAACGACAAATACATACACAGGCGATGGTACAACTACTGCGTTTAGTTTTACCTTTGAAATACTAGAAACAACAGACATCAAAGTTATTGTTGTTACAACGGCTACAGGTGCAGAGTCTGTTAGGTCTATAGGGACAGGAAGTACAAACTATGCAGTAACTGGTACTGGTAATGTAAATGGTGGTACGGTTACGTTTGTTACCGCGCCTACGGCAAGTGAAACTGTATTTCTCATGCGTAATATGGGTTTTACACAACCTACCGATTATCGAACAAATGATCCATTTCCAGCAGAAACACATGAAAATGCACTAGACCGCATGGCTTTGCAAATACAGCAAGTAAGCAGAAGATTAGACAGAGCGTTACTAAGACCAGAATCCGATACCACATCTGGTGCATTGCCACATAACATAGACCTCAAAGGTGGTGTGTTAAAATTTAATTCAAGCAGTGGTGTGCCAGAAGCAGATAGTAGTTTGACAGATGTTGCTACATCATCAGCAAACGGATTGATGTCTAGCAGTGATAAGGCAAAGCTAGATGGTATAGAAGCAAGTGCCACAACAGACCAGACAGCATCTGAAATATTAAGTGCTATCAAAACAGTAGATGGTGCATCATCAGGATTAGATGCAGATTTACTGGATGGTCAACAAGGTAGCTTTTATTTAGATGCAAGTAATTTTTCAGGTCTTGGCACAGTGGCAACATTAAATGTCGGTATTGGAAACAATAACATACCAAAGTTTACAAGCGGTGTCGCAGATGATGACTTCTTGCGTGTAAATGGTACAGCTATAGAGGGACGTTCAGCTAGTGAAGTCTTATCTGACATAGGTGGTCAAGCTTCACTTACTTTTGGAATTAGCAATACTAACGCTGTTAAGATAGATAGTTCATCTGTAGCTGATGATGAATTTGCAAGGTTTACGTCTAATGGTCTTGAGAGCAGGTCAGTCAGTGAAGTTAGGTCGGACTTAGGATTAGCCGCCTCTGCAACGACGGATACAACTGATGCAAGCAACATAGGATCTGGCACTTTACCTAATGCTCGTCTTGACGCACAACTACAAGATGTTGCTGGACTAGCTGTTACAAATGGTAACTTTATTGTTGGTGACGGAGCTAATTTTGTAGCTGAGTCTGGTTCTACAGCTAGAACTTCTTTAGGACTAGGAACTGCCGCAGTATTAGACACTGGGATATCTAACACAAATGTACCTAAGTTTACGAGCGGTGTAGCAGATAATGATTTTCTCAAGGTAGACGGCACAGCAATAGAAGGACGTTCTGCTGCGGAGGTATTGTCAGACATTGGCGCTATTACAGCAAGTTCTACGGATACTTTAACGAACAAAACCATTGATGCCTCACAATTATCTGGCACGGTCTTAGACGCACGACTACCAGCATCCATATCCTCTGATATAACAGGCAATGCTGCTACTGCTACGCTTGCATCCACAACAACAGTAAGTGATAGTACCGCTAATACAAACTTTCCTGTTGTATTTCACGATGAGTCCAATGGATTACTGGATGATACGGGTGCATTACGATACAACCCAAGCACAGGCGAGTTACTTGTACCAAAGCTAACGGTAGCTGGAACAACAACGACTGTTGATACTGTAACAATGAACGCAGCTAACGCTATCATCTTTGAGGGTGCTACGGCTGATGCCCATGAGACTACGCTTACTATTACTGACCCAACGGCTGATAGAACAATCACTCTTCCAAATGCCACAGGTACAGTTTTGCTTGCCGATGGAGATGGTTCTAGCCTTACCAATGTAAACGCAACCACCCTCGATAGCGTCGACAGCACATCCTTTTTACGCAGTGATGCGGCAGATACAAAGACTTCTGGTGACCTAACATTTAGCGATGATGTTAAGGCAGTTTTTGGTACTGATAGCGATGCAGAATTATATTTTGATAACACAAATTCAGATTTAATTTTGAATATGTCAACAGATTCAGATTTCATGGTAATGCACGGAACTGAAAAAATGATTGTTGCTAATAATGATAGCACAGTTCAATTATATCATAATAATTCAATTAATTTAGAAACTAGTAGTAGCGGAACTGTTTTTTATCATGGAATATATATTCTTACTGGTAAAGTCATTCAATTTGAGGGTTCTACAAGCAATGCTAACGAAACCACTCTCACTGTCACCGACCCAACGGATGATAGAACCATTACCTTACCTGATAGTTCTGGCACTGTTCTCCTAGACACAGGCGACCAAAGCATAACAGGAGACCTCACTCTTACCTCAACAGATGCTGGTACTACAAATGACCCTCAACTAGTTCTTTACAGAAATAGTGCTAGTCCAGCAGTAAATGATGAGATAGGTGAAATCATTTTCAAGGGAAGAAATGATGCTTCTCAAGATGTAAATTATGCCATCATTGAATCAAATATTGTGGATGAAACTGATGGTACAGAAGATGGTGGTCTGAAATTCAGATTAAGAAATAATGGTGCAGATACCTTGTATCTTAACATGACTTCTTTCTTTAATGTTTTTTATCAACACCTACTTTTAAAAAATAGAAATATAATATTCGAGGGTGCGAATGAAGATGACCACGAAACGACCCTCACTGTCACCGAACCCACAGCAGACCGCACTATTACATTACCTGATGAAACAGGCACTGTTGCAACACGAGAGCAACTAGCAGGGGATGCTACAAATGGTGCTGGTTTTGTATCTGATGAAATAGTTAGTAGACGAGTATATTCTTCAGGTACAAGTGCAATTATTAGCAAAAGATATGAAAGTGATGCCACAGGTAATTCAAATTATGTAACAGCTGGAAGCCCACAAGGGGGTTTTATTTCACAAATAACTTTAACCAGTAGACGAGCGTATTGTTTACCATTAATTATTCCTGGCACTGATGCAGATACAACAACTAACATTGATGGGTTTGTATTTCGCACTGGTTTTAGTGGAACAGTAAATGCTCAAACAATGCACATGGGGATATATACCATGAATAAATTTGGATATCCAAGTCAACGTGTATCGAGGGCATCTGGTTCTACTGGAACAGCAACAAGCACAAGGATTACTCTTACACCTGATGTTACTGCTTTAAAGCCTGGCAGATATGTAGCCGTGTGTGGTGTTTTTAATACATCTAATACTAACAGTTGTATAATTACATCTAATTTTGCAAGTACAAGTGCAAGTGGAAGTTTTTTTCAAGATGCTTTTAGTTATTCCGCGATTTCAGTTTTTCCTAAAGTTTTTTTTATTATAAATGGGTTGATTGATACATCAACAGAAGCAGATGTTTTACCAACAAGTTTTGCATCATCTTCTCCAAGTGAAAGTACTGATATATCTTCAGCTCCTTTGCTTTCTTTTAGACTTGGTGATACATATACTGGAGAATAAACTATGCCATGCCGAAATATAGAAATGACTGTTGCTCTTGATGGCACATCAACAAGCATATCAGTACCTTTAGATTGGGAAGAAATACGCTATTGGAGAGATTATGCTTTGATTTTGTCTGATATTTTTACAAATGGTGATCGATGGGATGATTTAACTGATACTCAAAAAACAGAATTAAAAACATTTAGACGTACACTTAGAGATATTCCACAAACGTATTCCAATGCAGAAGATGTTATTTTTCCTGTCAAACCATCTTGGTTAGCAATAGACGTTAATGACGCTATTTTTACTGGTGAATAAATGGATAAATTAACAGCGCATGAAATGATTTGCGAAGAGCGTTACAGAGGTTTAGTTGAGAAACTAGAAGACATGAATAAACGTATGTGGCGATTAGAAGGTCTCACAATGGTATCAACAATCGCAGTGGTAGGAGCAGCCGTAACGGTTGTTACGCTGATAGTGTAATGGTTGACCCAGTAAGTGCAATAGCGATAGCTGGTACTGCTTTCAATGCACTTAAAAGAGGTGTTTCCATAGGCAGAGATATTGAGTCTATGGGAAAAGACTTATCACGATGGATGTCTGCGGTTTCGGATATTGACCGCGCACACCATGAAGCAAAAAACCCACCCATATTTAAAAAATTATTTAATGGTAAATCTGTTGAACAAGAAGCAATGGAACTGTTTACACAAAAAAAACAACTGGAAAACCAGAGGGATGAACTTCGTAAATTAATTAGCAGTATGTGTGGTCCACAGGCATGGCAAGAATTAATCAAGATGGAACGTGATATAAGAAAGCAAAGACAAGAAACTCTTTATGCTCAAAGAGAAGCACGTAAACATTTTGCAGAGGCAATAGCTATAATAGTTTTAGTATTAACGGTTGTTGGTTTTTTTCTTTTTGTTTTTTATCTTTGGCATAATAAGGCTTAGAAATGATACAAAAAAAGTTAGAAAAAGATAGTAAATACAGTTACTTAGATGCCGATGGTGATGGTATAGTTGATGATGATGAAATGCGTTTACATGATATGGAGATGCAAGACAGAAAAGAAAATGCACAGCTTCGTAAGCTTACTGCACAGAGACGCATGGCAACAGCCGTGTTATGTTTTATGGCAATCTATACCTTGTTGATGTTTGCACCCTTTATACCAGATACACGCATCAAATTGCTTACTGACCTGTCAAACTTGCTATATATTACAGGCGGTGGTATCGTAGGAGCATACATGGGTGTAAGCGCATGGATGAGTAAAAAATGATAGATATACATCACACAGTAGAGATAGCTTATGTATTAGTTATTTCCATGTGGGGAAACACAGGTCAGGATTGGCAATACATAGGCAATCAAATTGTGTTGCAACAACCGATGACGCTAGACCAATGTGAGTATTTGATTGATGAGACAATGTGGCAAGCCTTCTATAATAACGAATATTATAAATTAATGGCTCATTGTTACCCAGAGGATTAGATATGATACAAGCATTGATAGGACCAGTTACAGGATTATTGGATAAGTTTATTGAAGACAAAGACCAAAAAAATGCCCTTGCCCACGAAATCGCAACGCTTGCCCAAAAACAAGCCCACCAAGCGCAACTCGCACAAGTCGAAGTCAACAAGCAAGAAGCCCAGCACCGTTCCATCTTTGTTGCTGGATGGAGACCCTTTGTCGGGTGGGTCTGTGGTATCGCGCTTGCGTACCACTTTGTCCTTGCTCCGATTATTTTGTTCTCAGTTTCAATTACTGGTATCCAGATTCCTGAGTTACCTAGTTTCAACATGGAAACGCTAACAACTGTTTTGCTTGGTATGTTGGGATTAGGTGGACTCCGCAGTTTTGAAAAGTACAAGGGAGTGTCTAAATGAGAAAGTTTCCCAAAGTTCCAAAGACAAAAGGCGGTGTACCAAAGAAATATGTACGAGGCGCAAAGAATCCAAAGGCACGAGAAGCAGAGATAAAACGCACTGCTAAACTGTATCGACAAGGTAAACTTACCCCAGCGATGATGGATAGAATCAGCAAGATAAGGAGCAAAGGATGAGCAAGGCAGCCGTTGTAGCAAAGTATTCTAAGTCATCTGGTATATCAAAAGCAACACTAGGCAAGGTATATCAACGAGGGTTAGGGGCATATTATTCTGCTGGTAGTAGACCCAAAGTATCAGCGCATCAGTGGGCGGCTGGTAGAGTTCGGTCATTTGCAACAGGTAAAGGTGGGGCGCGTAAGGCAGATGCCGATTTAATCCGAGGTGGTAAAAAGAAAAAGGCGAAAAAGAAATGATGACAAAACAGCAAAAAGCAAAGGTCAAAAAGGTAGCGTCAGGCTTGCGTAAAGCATCACGTTCACACGCTGGTCAAGCCAAAACATTACAATCGTTGCTTAAAAGGAAAAACAAAAAGTAATGGCACTTACGAAAAGACAAAAAGATACCTTGAAACGACACAGCAAACATCATACAAAAAAACATATGAGTGCTATGAAAAAGGATATGAAAAAAGGATTGAGTTTTACAGCAGCACATAAAAAAGCAATGAAGAAAGTGGGAAAATAATGCCAGGTAAAAAACTATCACCAAAGCAAATGAAAATAGCCAGAGTAGCATCACCAAGAAATAAAATTACAGGTGCTGATTTTAAAAAACTTAGAAAAGGCAAGAAGAAAAATGAACGTGGATAAACTGCGAGAGCAGTTAGCCGAAGACGAGGGCTGTAAATACGAGATATATCTTGACCATTTGGGTTTGCCTACATTTGGTATTGGACACTTGATTACCAAAGATGATCCAGAATGCAACATGGAAGTTGGCACAGTCATTGAACAGAGTCGTGTGCAGTCTGCTTTTAATTTAGATATTACTGTTACGATGGAAGATTGTCACAGACTCTACAAAGACTTCAAAGAATTACCAGAAGAAGTACAGTTGATTGTAGCAAACATGATGTTTAATCTGGGCTATCCAAGACTATCTAAATTTAAGGGCATGAAAGCAAATGTAGATGCAAGAGACTGGTCTGGTGCTGCTGATGAAATGGTAGATTCAAAGTGGTATACACAAGTACCAAACAGAGCAAGACGTTTAGTTGAGAGAATGAGACAGGTAGATGGTAGCCAAACGGTTTCAGAATCCTAAAGGTGGATTAAACGCTGCTGGTAGAGCGCACTTCAAGCGCACTACAGGAGCTAATTTAAAACGTCCTGTAAAGTCTGGAGATAATCCAAGACGCGCTAGTTTTTTAGCAAGAATGGGCAATATGAAAGGACCAGAACGTGACAGCAAAGGAAAGCCTACGAGATTACTACTTAGCCTTCGTGCGTGGGGTGCAAGCAGTAAAGCGGATGCTCGTGCGAAAGCAGCAGCCATCAGCAAACGCAACAAAGCCAAAAAGTAAAGAAGTACAGTATTTAAAAGGTACAAAAAAGGAGAAGAAAATGTATGGTTCTATGAGAAGTAAACCAACCAAATCAAAAGCTATGAAAAAGCAAGCTGCTACAGCTATGTCTATGAAGAAAGCTAAGAAAAAACCTAAGAAGAAGATGTAGGTTTTATTTCTATAGAAGTAGATATAGCGATACAATTTCTACAGGTTACTTTTCCTTTCTTTAAATAATTAAAATATTGTTTTATATATTTTATTTTTTTAGAAACAGTAAGGGTTCTTTTTTGTATTTCTTTATCAACAACAAAGGATAGTGCAGTATGTGATGCGTTAAATCCACACATACAGCATCCTTTTTTTACTTTGTATTTATCTATAAGTTGCTTTCTGCGTAACCTTATTTTCCTGTCTTGTTTTGCTTTTAATTTTTGTCTTTTTCTTTGTTCTTCTCTTCTCTTCCATCTATTCTGTTTCTTTTTTTCCCACTCAATATCTTCTTTGATTTTTCTTGCTATAGGGTCTTCATACATATAGCAAACAATGTTATTATTTTTAGGAACACATAATACCACTTTGTTTTCATGTTGTTTTTTTTCAAGCATTAGAAGAACCCTCTTCTCCAACCACTTATATTTTTAGCTACTTGAGATTTTGTTTTTGCTCTTGTTTGCCGTGTCGGTTTTGGCGGTTGAAAGTT